CTCGCGGCGCTGGCACGGGCGGCGGCGGCGGGGGCGCCGGCAATAACACTGGAACGACCCCGGGCGGCGCGGGCGGTGCAGGCGGCATCCCCGGTGGTGGCGGCGGCGGTGGCGGCGCGTCGACAAACGGCGCGAACTCCGGCGCCGGTGGCGCGGGCGGTCGCGGCGAAGCGTGGATTGTCTGGTATGGCTGAGACTGAGGATTGGCGCCGATACGCGCGCATCGTCAACGGCGAAGTCGTCGAGGTCGTCCTCGGCGACAGCTCTGTCGGCCCCGTCTGTCCCGATGGTGTCGAGATCACCTGGCGCTACGAGAACGACACGTTCCTGCCGCCGCTCCCGCAGGAGCCGGAAGTGCCGGCGACCATCACTCGCCAACAGGCGGCTGGTCAGCTTCTTCTGTCCGGCATGGTGTCCGCCCAGGAGGCGGTTGCCATGGCGGCCATGGGAACCCCGCCCGCCTTCATCGACCAGATCTTTGCCTCCATGCCGGAGGTCGAAGGCGCCCTTGCGCGGATTAGCTTCGCGAAGGGTGAGTACCAGAGGGCGAACCCGCTCCTCTTGAGCGTCCTTACGGCATCGGGGCGGACCGCTGCCGAGATTGACGACTTCTTCCGCGCGGCAGCGACGCTGTAGCGCTCGCTCTCCTCCCTTCACCCCAGCCCGGCCTTCGCGCCGGGCTTTTCGTTTGGAGACACCTCATGGGTATCAGCTTTCTCCACGGCATCGAGACGATCGAGTACACCGGTGGTGGCCGACCGATCCAGACCGTTAAGTCGTCGGTGATCGGCATCATCGGCACGGCTCCCAATGCCGACCCGATCAAGTTTCCGCTCAACAAGCCGGTTCTGTGTTTGAACCCGCGCGACATCGAAGGTCTCGGTTTGACCGGCACCTTGCCGCGCGAGCTGGAGACGATCTTCGCCAAGGTGTGGGCTTGGACCATCGTCATTCGCGTTGCGGAAGGCCAGAGCACGGCCGAAACCATGTCGAATGTCTTGGGCTCCTCGCTCGCCATGACCGGCCTGCACGCGTTCCGCAAGTGCAAGAGCACCTTCGGCATCGCCCCGCGCATCCTCATCGCGCCCGGCTTCACCTCCACGCGCCCCAATACCGGCCTGGCGTCGGTCGCGGTCACCGACGGCGGCGAGAACTACACCACTGTTCCGTCGGTCACCTTCGGCGGCGGTGGCGCGGGCGCGATCCTGCCGACCGGCCGCGCGGTGATCTCGAATGGGGAAGTCACGAACGTCCTCATCGACTTCCCGGGCTTCAACCTGACCGCTCCGGTCACTGTCGCCCTCTCGGGTGGCGGCGGCACCGGCGCGACGGCGACCGCGACCATCGGTCAGGTCCGAAACCCGGTGGTGTCGCAGCTCGACGGCTTCGGCAAGAACTTCCGCGCCGTCGTTATCACCGACGGCCCGGGCACCACGCGTGACGACGCGGTCACCTATCGCAACGATTGGGGCTCTGATCGCATCTTCATTGTGGACCCGATGGGCGTCTATTGGGACCGCGCGCTCAGCACCACGGTCACGCGTCCCGTGGCGTCTTCCGTGGCGGCTCTCATTGCGTGGCTCGACAATGAGCGTGGCTTCTGGTGGTCGCCGTCGAACCAGGAGCTCCAGGACGTGCTTGGTCCGGCGCGCCCGATCGACTGGATGATCAACGGCCACAACACCGAGGCCAACTATCTCAATGAGATGGCGATCGCCACCATCATCAATCACAAGGGCGTCCGCTTGTGGGGCAACCGCACCACGGCGACCGACCCCTTGTGGGCGTTCCTGTCCGTGCGGCGCACCGCGGACATGATCTATGAGTCGATTGAAGACGCGCTGTTGTGGGCGATGGACCGTCCGATCCTGGCCAACTCGATCCTTGAGATCCAGGAAAGCGGTCGCGCCTACATGAAGTACCTGGTGCGCCAGGGCGCCCTTGTGGGCGGCGATATGTGGCTGGACGCGTCGGAGAACCCGCCGATTCAGCTGCAGGCCGGCAATCTGGTCATGAACATGGACCTTGAGCCGCCCGCGCCGTTGGAGCGGCTGACCTTCAAGGCCTACCGCAACGCGGACTACTACGAAGAGGTCACCGCAGCTGCCATCCGCATGGCCGCCTAAGTCTGTCACCGGCGCCGTCACGCCGGTGACGGCCTTTGGAGGGTAACATGAAGGATATCACTCGCAACTTCTCCGTCTTCGTCGACGGTCGCGGCTTCATCGGCGAGGCGAAGAAGGTCTCGCCCCCGAAGCTGGCGATGAAGGTGGAAGAATTCATCGGCGGCGGCATGTCCACGCCGATTGAGGTGCACTTCGGCACCGAGAAGCTGGAGATGTCGGTCACGTGGAACACCACGCGTTCGGCCAGCTTCGACGCGTTCGGCATTCGCCCGGGCGTGAAGATCCCGCTCACGTTCCACCGCGCGCTCGCCGACGCGGACGGCGCCAACACCAAGCGGGTGACCATCCACGTGCGCGGGTTCCTCAAGGAGCTCGACGAGGGCGACACCGAAAACCAGAAGGCGTCCGAGCAAAAGGACCTCTTCGCGATCGACTACTACCGCCGCCTGGAGAATGGCATCGAGAAGCTCGAGATCGACGCCATGCTGGGCATCATCAAAACCAATGGCGTGTCGCAGACCGCCTGGATCAAGGACGCGCTCATGCTGTGAGCATGAGCCGAAAGGTTGGCAATGAAGGAAATCGTAAAGCTCCAGCACCCGTTCACGCACGCCGGGATGACATACACCGAAGTGGCGTTTCGCGTGCCCAAGGCGCGCGACGTCCGCCGCATCGGAAACATGGCCGACACGGACGTGAACAAGACCCACCAGATGCTCGTCGACCTCACGGAGCTCCCAGCAGACGTTCTCGACGAGATGGACCCGCGTGATTACTTGGCCCTCAACGGGAAGATCATGCGTTTTTTAGTGCCTTCCCAGGAAACCTTGGAGAAGTAATCTCGGGTCTCGCGTACATTTACAAATGGTCGTACTTCGACATCTTGGAGATGGAAGCGGCCGAACTGATGGAAATGTACGAGTGGGCGATTGAGTACGGCAAGCGGGAAGTCGGAAAGGGTGGCTTATGAGCATTTCAGTCGAAATTCTGCTCAAGCTGATCGACCAGTTTTCCGCGCCGGCTCGAGCGGCGACTGACGCGATCAAGAAGATCGGCGAAGCTGGCAAGGGTGTAAACGGCGGTGGCGGCGTTCCCAAGCTGACCGATGAGGTCAACAAGCTCGGTGCGTCCGCCGCTCGCGCGTCCCAGCAGTTTGGCCTTCTGCGTCAAGGCGTGGGGAATGTGGGCAAGGGCCTTGCGCTGGGTGTGACGACGGGGGTGGCGTTTTGGGCGACCAAGGCGGCCGCAGCCCTCTCATTCACCCGGCGTGAGCTCTTGGGCACCATGGAAGAATTCGATCGCTATCAGGCGATCTTGACCACGGTGCAAGGCTCGCCGGACAAGGCGCGCCAGTCGGCTGAATGGGCGCTCGATTTTGCTTACTGGACGCCCTACTCCGTCGGTGAGGTGGTCGACGGTATGACGCGCCTGGCGGCTTATGGCGTCGTCAACCTGGACAACCTGAAAGACACCGAAGTCGTCATGAAGGGCATCGGCGACGCAGCGTCCGCGATGGGGAAGAGCTTCCCTGATGCCGTCGAGGCCGTCTTCAAGGCGACCATGGGCGAGTACGAATCGCTCAAGTCGCTCGGCGTGATCATGCGCAAGAACGGCAAGCAGATCTCGATGGAGTATGCCGACGCGTCCGGCAAGATCATCAAGAAGATGGTGAAGGACGACCGCCGCGTCATCCGCGATGCGCTCGTCGACATCTTCAAGCAGCGCTTTGACGGCGGCATGAAGCGCCAAGCGCAGACCGTCGGCTCTATGATCGTGGGCCTTCAGGACGCGTGGACAAAGCTGAAGCTCAAGATCGCCGACAGCGGCGTGGGCGACGAGTTGCGCAAGCAGCTCGAGGGCGCCATGGGCTGGCTGGATGAGTTCTTCGAAAAGCCCGTCACCGGGTCACTCGGCGGCGGCGGCCGTGGCTATAAGACGCCAAAGCGTGAGACCTATGGGGACTCGAAGGCCGACATTGTGGCGCGCAAGATCTCGGAAGGTCTTGCTGTCGCGATCCGAGAGATTGTCGACATCGGCCAAAAGGCGGCCGCGGCCATCCAATGGCTGTATGAGGCGACAGACGCCTTCGTGAAGACCGACTTTGGGCAGGCCATTGGCGGCTGGCGCGGTCTTGCGACCGCGATCGGCCTCCTCAAGTTCACGCCGGCGATC